CTAACCTTTGATGAGGGCGTATTAGCCCAGATATAATTTTCTCTTTCTGGGGTTGAGGGTTGCCCACCGGCTTATGCCGGCTAACAAGCCCTCATTAGTGGTTAGAATTGGGGTTATATAGTTGGGGTAGCTTACTCTGCTCCGCAAGCATGGCTGTATAACCGCTGATTTTATTCATTAATAGGCAGGCTTATGAATTTACTTAATCTTGAAAAATCAAGACACGAAAGAGAATTGCAAAAAGTAGCAAAACAAGCACATGAGATAGCAGATGTAATGTTTGTTGAAATGGGTAGTCGTGCATGGACAGTTAAACAGGCTAATATATTTGCTAATAGCATTTTACCGGTAATAGTAAAAGAAATGGTCGGTGGAGATGTTGAGAAAGCTATCGAGAAAAATGATAAAAGGCATATTACTGAGCTTGTAAACTTACGCAACGTTGAAGATAATAAATAAGTTCTTTAAAATTAATCTGTTGGCATTTCATCTTATTGGTGAATGTTCTTTAAAACCCATTCTTTTTTATTTGGATGATGTAGTTACCACTTCGGCTTTAATTAGCTGAGGTGCTAACAGATTATATCGTGGGATGGGGTAACGGAAGCCCGCCTGTTTCATACACAGGAGAATGTCGGTTCGACTCCGATACCCACAACTAAAATAATGATATGGAATATAATACAATACAGGGAATAAAACCTAAAAACAAAATAAAGAAAAAAACAAACCCTAACGGAGCAAATCAGTATAAGGTTGATCCAAGACAGGCATTATTTCTTTCATATTATTTAGATAGAAAAAGTAAAACATTTGCTAACTGTCGGCAAAGTGCATTAAAGGCTGGATTTAGTTCAGAATACGCAAAAGTTCTAGTGGCTCAAATGCCTACATGGCTATCAGATAAGCTAAATACGGATGATTTGGTAAGAACAGCGGAAAAAAATGTTAAAGAGATAATGGATTTAGAAATTGTAGAAGATAAGATTGGAGCCTTTGGACCTATAATTGATAAGAAGACAAAGAAAAGAGTTAAGTGTGTAAATACTGGAGTGCTAAAAGTAAAAGCTAATATGACACAGTTTGCTTTAAAAGGTTTGTCTAAAGAGAAATGGAGTGAAAGAGTTGAGCATACTGGTAAAGATGGCGGAGAGATAACTGCGAGGATAATTCAAACACCTAAACCATATGATATTGGACCAGATGGATATTCAAAGCCCGGAGAAATCACAGACCACAGAGGTGCTGGAATGGAAACCGAACGAAGGACGACAGACTCTGGCCCTATCGATTAGAGCGTTTGAGTTATTATATGGTGGAAGTCGTGGTGGTGGAAAGACTGACGCTGGTATAGTTTGGCTTATAGATGATCATTACATTGACAATCCAAAGTTTAGAGGTCTAGTTGTTAGGCGTAATGGTGATGACTTATCTGATTGGATTGATAGAGCTGAACAAAAGTATATCAAGTTTGGGGCGAGAAAAGTTGGCAAACCAGTTGTGTTCGAGTTCCCTAGTGGTGCTAAAATAAGAACTGGGCATTTAAAAGACAAAGATGCCTATACAAAGTATCAAGGACACGAATACCACAGAATGCTAATTGAGGAAATTACCCAGATACCTGATGAGGATCGCTACAATCGTTTGATAGCGTCTTGCAGGTCTACTGTTCCGGGTCTTAAACCCTCTATATTTGCTACTACTAACCCAACAGGCAAGGGACATGCGTGGGTTAAGCGTAGATTTGTTAAGGGTGATGGCGTACCAAAGTCCTTGACTATCTGGATACCAGAGCAGACAGGGCGAACAAGGGTGTTTATTCCAGCTACTATCTTTGATAATCCTGTACTTATTGATAATGATCCTGATTATGTTAAGTATTTAAAAGGTTTACCCTCTGCATTGCGTGAGGCTTGGCTTCATGGTAATTGGGATGTGGGTGCTGGTCAGTTCTTTGAAGAATGGAAACAAGAGGTTCACGTTTGTGCTTCGTTCCCTATTCCTGACAATTGGGAGAAGTTCATTTGTGGAGATTATGGGTTTGCTAAACCCTCTGCTATCTATTGGAATGCTATTGACCCGGCTACTCGCAAGGTCTATACCTATCGAGAACTCTATGTTACTAAGCACACAGGCGAAATGCTGGCCAAATCTATTGTTAGAATGACCCCTACGGATGAAACTATTGACTGGATGGTGTTCGATAACTCCATATCATCTGCTGGTAAAGAGGCAGGAAGGTCTGTATTAGAGCAAATGGATGATGTATTCTTGCTTAATGAATGGTCCGTACCTATCAGGATGGCCAAAAAAGGGGCAGGAAGTCGTGTAAATGGATGGAATTTGATGAGAGGATACATGAAAGTTAAGCTAGATGTTGATGGAAAACCTGAAACTCGTTGGCAAGTATTCAAGAATTGTCCACAATTGATACGAGTTATGCCTGACCAGATGTATGATGAAAGGGCAAATTACTGCGAGGATCTAGACACTGATGGCGAGGATCACGCACCTGACTCTATCCGCTATGGTTTAACTGCTATGGATGAGCCATTTGAAATAAAGAAAAGAATACCAGAACCACGCATGACAAAAACATTAACAAACGAAGAACTATTTTATAAAATAAACGGGCAACAATAAACATATGGAAGAAGAACAATCTATTGAACAATTATATTCTGATGGTGATATTGATAAATTGGCCGAGCCCATTGATTGGTCTAAGGATAAAGACACAATGATTATCAACAAGATTAAAGCACGTTCTGATGACTCTAAGTTGTTGTACGAAAAGAAAAAGAAAGAATGCAGGGTTGGTGATGCTTATTTTGATGGAGAGCCTGAAAGAGTTAAAGGTGAGCCTTGTATTTATAATGTGTTGTTTTCTATTATCCGTAATATGTCTGGTTTGCTTACTGATCCACGCCCTAACCCAGCTGTCAGAGTGGCTGGTCTTAAAAAAGATATGCCCAAAGAGGAGAAGATGAAGAAGCTACAGGTTGCTAAAGAGCTTGGGGATAGCCTTGAAGAGCTATGGGATGACATACAAGGTCAGTCAAAGTTCCAAAGAATTGTTCTTGGTATGCAAACTTACTCTGATATGTTCGTTATGCCTTTCTTTAACACCAAGACTGATGATGCTGACTTCGAGATGTTATCGCCTGTTCGTGTGAAGATTGACCCTAACGCTGAGAGTATTGAGACTGCTGATTATACCATCGCTGTATTCTATCGTTCAAAGACTTATATGTATTCTAAATGGGGCAAGAAAGAAACTAAAGATGTTAAGTATTTTGATTATACTGAAGCTCAAACACAGGATATGAATGATGGCGAAGATCCTAGTGAGCATAAAAACTTAAAGAATGTTGCTAAGGTTGAACTTTATATGGAGAGAGAATGGTTTGTTTATCGTTCCGGTAATATCTTGCTTGAGAAAAAACGTAATCCTTTATGGGCCAATGATGAAGAGAGCCAGAAAACTGACACAAAAAATAAAGTAATGTCTAAGTATAAAAAGGATGGCATTGCTGGTGTAGGTCAAAAGGTAGCTGATACTGCCAAAGGTATTGTTGGTATGGAGACCACTGATGACAAGATGGCTGGCGAGGTTGAAGCTACAATGGCTAATTTTAAACCACAAAAAAACTATTTTAAATATCCAAAGATACCCTTGATACAATTTGATACCTATAGGTTTGCAGGCGAACAGTATTCTCGCTCATTGCTTAAACAGTCTGTTAAGGTACTTGATGACATTAATTCTAGAAGAACAGCTATCACAGAGAATACGAACGCTATGGGTAAGCCTAATACTTATGTTGATGGTAATATAATGGATGAAAAACAGGCCAATAGGATTGAGTCTGGTAAGGCTAAGGGTGAAGTTGTCAGATTAAAGACTTCTAATAACAAATCTATTCGTGAAAGTGTCTATATAAGTCAGGGCGTTGCTATGTCTAGTGAAGCTTTTAATTCTATTGGGGATGATAAGCGTGAGTTAGATAATATGTGGGGGCATCATGAGGTTTCAAAAGGTGGTTCTGACCCGGCTAATAAAACTAAGGGTGGAATACTTGCTTTGCAGGAAGCTGACCAAACTCCTATCCGTTTCTTAACACGTAATATCGAGGATTCAATGCAAGAGTTATTTCAATGGTTTGTTCAGATACGTAAGATGTATAAAGCTGATGAGCCTATAACTTTGGGTGATGGTGCTGGAGAAATTCTTTACTCTGATATTGATGCTAATAATAAAGTTTATATTAAGTCTGGATCTATGATGCCTGTATCTGGTATACAGCAAAGAGACGAGGCTATGGAGCTTTGGAAGAGCCAAGCACTTGATCCTCTTACTTTATTTGAAAGATTAAATGACCCTGAACCTAAGAAAACAGCAAAGAGATTAGAGGCTTGGTTGCGTGAAAAGAAAGTTTTGGATGAGGGAGACAATGAGCAAGAGCAGAGAGTATTGCAAAAAATCAAGTTAATACAGGCCAATCAATTCGAACAGGTCCAAGTATTGCCTGATGATGACCCTAGAGTTCATCACGATATGCTCTTAATGGCTCTACAGAATGGAGAATTTACCCCTGAACAGGAGGAAATAATAGCTCAATTGATTGATAAATATGCTAAGATGGTTGAGGGTAGTTCAGAAGAAGGACAGGGTGGTGATGTAATGCAAGATTATGCCGAAGAAACTACATAAAAAACTAGCCCAAGAGGCTAAACAAAAAGGATATACCGGTGATAGATACGATGCCTTTGTCTATGGTTCTATGAGGAATATTCAAGCTAAGGCACAGAAAAAGAAACGAAGCCCATACTCAGGGCATAGAATAAGTTAATTTATTAAACCGCTCATCTGAGCAGAGAAGTCGCAAGGCTCACTCATGCAAGGGAAGTGGATATAAAATATAGGTTATGGAAGAATATAAAACTGACGAACTCTCCATTCACGATGCTTTCCAGTCTGGGTTAGATGAACCCGGCGAAGCAGGCGATGGCAGTTCTGATGAAAAAGGTGACCCCACGCCTAAAGGTGGAGAAAGTCCAGAAGATAAACCTGATGAGACTCCTGATGAGACTCCTGAAGGTGGAGATGATGGC